CTATCGGTACCTCTAAGGGTATGCGTATGGCTGATGCTAGTCAGTTAGATGGCTCTGTTACCTACGGTGCTTTAATCTTTGAATCAACACAACCAGTCTATGACTTTGCTTTCCGTGATAGATACATATGGGCATCATCTGGTGTTGATGGTCAAGTTGGTGTTACTCGCGTAGATATGGGTCAACCATTAGGAAATCTTCAGTTCCCATATGCCTGGGACTTGTATAACCCAGCAGATACATTGGGTCACCACACAACAGCCTGTGCTTTTCTTGGTGATACTAGCCGTTTAGCATTTTGTAATGCTGGTAATGGTTCAGATGGTGCTATCTATATCCAGTCAGCATCTACCTTATTAGAAGAAGGATTCTTACGTACAGGCTACGTTCGCTACAATACACTAGAACTTAAAATCTTTAAGTTGATGCAGGCTCGTATTGATACTACCAATGGTGGCCTCAACATTGACTCTATTGATTATGCAGATAACTTCTACCGTATTGGTACATTCCCACAAGAGGGAGTAGTACCAGAGATTAACATTAACTATCCACAGGCATCTCAAGAATACCTTGGCTTCCAGTTTACATTGCTTCGTTCAACTACTGATACATCTAAGGGACCACTCTTTACTGGTTACCAGATTAAGGCATTGCCTGCTATCCCACGTCAGCGACTTATCCAGTATCCACTGTCTTGTTTTGATAATGAATCAGATCACTTCGGTGTTGAGGTTGGCTATGAAGGCTCAGCCTATTACCGTATGAGCCAGTTGGAATCTATTGAAAACGCTGGAGATACCATCCGCGTTGAAGACTTTAGAACTGGTGAGTCCTTCATTGGACTTATCGAAGAGATGGACTTTAGAAATGCAACACCTTCGGATAAGCGATTCACTGGTTATGGTGGATTACTTCTAGTGACTATAAGGACGGTCTAATGCAGGCACAAGACTACGCAACAGTTGCTGTTGCAGTGATGACAATAGTGGGTGGCTTTGCTGGCGCTGTGCGCTGGATGGTTAAACACTACCTCGTTGAACTCAAGAGCAATGGTGGCTCAAGTATGCGTGACTCAATAGATAGACTAGAACAACGCGTTGATGACTTGTACAAGTTAATAGCGGAGAAATAAATGGGACAACGTAACCAATTTCTAATGGCAGCTCGTGCTGAGATTGGCACAATAGAGGGTCCAAAAGATAATGAAACAAAGTATGGAGCATTTACTAAGGCAAACTTTAAGCCTTGGTGTGGTTCATTTGTAATGTGGTGTGCCAACCAAGTTGGCTTAAAGATTCCAAACGTAGTCTCTACTACTGATGGAGCAGAGAAGTTCAAAGGAACTGGACGCTGGGCTAATGCAGAAACTGCTAAGCCTGCACCTGGTGACTTAGCCTTCTTTGATTTTGCAGAGGGTGGAAACCCTATTGACCACGTTGGAATTGTTGTTAGAGATAATGGTGACGGAACAGTTACTACTATCGAAGGCAATACATCAGGTGATAAAAAGAAATCTACCAGTGAACGTAACGGTGGAGAAGTGGTCCAGAAGGTCAGGGCTTATCGCACTGATAACAAGAAAGGACTGAAGCTATTTATTGTTGGCTTCGGTAGTCCAAAGTTCAAAGACTAGGAGAACAAATGAACAAAGAGAAGTTAATCGCTATCGCAGGAACTTACCTACGTGCAGGAATTGCATCAGTAATTGCGCTATGGCTTGCAGGTGTGACAGATCCTAAGGCTCTGGCAACTGCAGGTATTGCAGCTATTGCAGGTCCATTACTCAAAGCACTAGATCCAAAAGCAGTAGAATTTGGTCGTGGGTCTAAGTAACCCATAAGCGCGAGGCAAACGAAGAGGCTCACCCCGAAAGGGGTGGGCTTCTTTTTTTATGCCTTAATTTTTGCCAGAGTTGCTATCATCTGATAGGTGGGTCTTAAGCCGGTGGCAGTTAGCACACAAGGTTTGTAGATTCTCCAGGTCATTATTCCAACGGTCACCGTCTATGTGGTCTACGTCTAGCTGAGAGATGTGTACTGGTATGAACCCACATCCTTGACATTTCGTGCCTTTATGTCTAGCATATGGATAGACGCTGTTGTTGTAGCTTTGTTTCCATACTGTGCGACATCTATATCTACCAGAGAGTGGTCTATTTTTATCTCGTAGTTTTATCTTAGTGGGGCCACAAACAGAGCACGTGGCAGTGCGATCTTCTTCGTTATGGTTACTGAGTTTGTGCTGCATCTTTATCTACTGGACAAGGTACAATTACTAGATTGCCACAATTAACACAGGTTGCATCTAAGAAGTACCAGACTAATTCATAATCTTCAAAGCTGGCCATAACGTTAAAGACCTGACACCCACAAGGACAGACGTGTATTGGACCAAGTGTTCGTAAATCAGACCCAAATTTGTCCCTTAATTTAAGTCTAAATTTAGGCAGCCTTGGTAGACGGAGCCGTAGGGTTACTGTACGGTTACTGTCGGTGCGCCCTTTGAGGGCGCCTGCCCGTTTAATTCGCCTCACGGCTCATATTGTAGCCACTAGTAGGGTGTCGCCTAGTAGCGACACGCCGTTGACTGGTAGACTCTCTAGTATGACGACAATCGCAGCGCTTGAAGGTATTGATTACGCGGTTCTAGTAGCTGACTCACAGATTACAGAAGATAACCTTGTAACCCTAGCCACTAGTACGCCTAAAATCGTTGAGGTTGGTAAGTATCTACTAGGTATCTCAGGTGATACACGACCAGGAGATATCCTTGCCTATAACTGGAAGCCACCAATCTACAAAGGTGAAGACCCAGCACAGTTTATGGGAAAGAAAGTCATTCCCAGTATTACCCAAGCATTTACCGACAACAACTACGACTACAACAAGGTGGACAAAGATGATGGCTTCGATTATCTCATTGCTTTTAACGGTAATATCTTTCGTATTGCTTGTGATCTCTCTTTTTTCCAAGCAAATCACGGAGCGTATGGCATTGGTTCTGGTGGTCAGCTTGCTCTTGGCTACCTGTATTCAATTGTCAAGCCTGATATGGACTTAACCTATGCTAAGCGACACGCCCGTAAAGCAGTAGAGATTGCTTCAGTCCTTGACTCCAATACTGGTAAGCCTTTACAGTTGGTGGTACAGGAACGGTTCTAGGAGGAGCTATGGAGTTCAATACATTTGATTATGTAAAACCAGAGTTCAAAGAAGTAATGGCAACAGGTGAATACGCTGCACATTACTGGTTCGAACAAGGGTGGAAAGCGTGTAGACTTGCTTTCTTGTTGCACAAACAAGCAGAAGAAGCTGGAGCATTCAGGGTATGACAACATTTTTATTAGGTCTTATCATTGGAATAGTAGTTGGCAGAGCATTTGATTTATGGGTAGATTGGAAATACAAGAAGTGAGTATTACTGATCCAAAAGAACTACTACTTGATGCACTACGTGCAGGCGATGCTAAGCGTTCACGTTCTACGCAAGTACAGATTGGTCCATCAGAGGTAGGTGGTTGTCGGCGTAAGGTGTGGTACCGACTTAACAACCAACCAGAGACTAACGATAACGAATTAAAACTAGCAGCCATTATGGGTACTGCTATCCACGCAGAAATTGAAAGAGCATTAGCTGATAATCCAGATGTATTAGTTGAAGTTGAAGCTGAATACAATGGAATGAAAGCGCACATTGACTGTTTTGTACCTAGTACTGGTGATGTCATTGACTGGAAAACAAGTAAGGTCCGGAACCTTTCTTACTTTCCAACAACACAACAACGGTGGCAGGTACATCTTTACGGCTACCTCCTAGCTAACAACGGCTATGCGGTCAACCGAGTGTCACTGGTTGCAATTGCCAGGGACGGGGACGAAAGAGATGTCAAGGTTCACACCGAAGACTACAATGAGTCCATTGCACTAGAGGCACTCGGTTGGCTAGCGGCTGTTAAAGAAGCAGCAGAGGCACCAGCACCAGAGAAAGATGCAAGCTACTGTCAGTTCTATTGCAAGTTCTATGACGCAAGCGGGCAGATGGGATGCGTTGGTCTAAAAAAAGAACGTACACCAGTGACTGATGTAGTCATTGATGATCCAGATATTGACAAGAATGCACTGTTATATTTACAGTTAGCAGCGCAGATTAAAGAGCTAGAAAAAGAACAAGATTCTTTGAAGGCATCTTTTGAAGGGTTACTAGGAGTCACCAACTCTGGTGTCGAAGTAAGTTGGAGTACTGTCAGGGGTCGTGAGACTGTTGATAGTGAAGAAGTAGAAAAACTTTTAGGGTTTGTCCCTAAGAAGGTAGGCGCTGAGAGTCATCGCTTATCTATAAAGCAAAGTGGAGGTAAGTAAATGTCAGTAGAAGGTACAAAGTTCCAGGTCAACTATAAGTTGCCTGACGGTACGTTAGTTAATCTTTATGCAAAAGATGTCAAAGACCTAGAGACAGGTCTAACAGATCTATCAATGGTATCTACTCTTATTAAGACAACATCAAAAGAATTAGTAGGTGGAGTACCTACACCAACTGCTGCATCAGTTGCAGCTCAGTTCAATGAACCACAATCTACAAACCCAGTACAACCAGTAGCGGTTCAATCTAATGGACAACCACATTCTTGCCGTCACGGAGAGATGGCCTTCCGTTCAGGTACATCAGCTAAGGGACCTTGGAAGGGTTATATGTGTGCTGCACCCAAGGGTGCGCCAGACAAGTGCGACACTATCTGGGTTAGATAAACAATGCGGGAACCTCGTGAATACGAGAACCCGCTATGTGCAGAGATTGGTGGAGACTTCTGGTTTCCTGAAAGAGATGACCCAGAAAACCGTAAGCTATTAGATCCTTCCTATGCAAAATCAATTTGCAGGAGTTGCATTCATAAAACAGAGTGCGCTCAGTGGGGTATTAAGAACGAACGCTTTGGTATCTGGGGTGGGTTAACTGAATACGAACGTACCTTGTTGCGTACAAAAAACAAGATTAGAGTAAAGGACTGGAAAAGTGCTTAATCTTTCCCGCGCTTGGAGTGGTGTACTTACCAAAGCAACACCGCTACCAGACGTGTGGGATGGATTAAAAGCAGAAGGCATTAAGTTTCGCAGAGGCCAGGTATGTATGGTAGCTGCAGCACCGAATGCTGGTAAGTCTATGTTCGCTCTGATCTATGCAATCAAAGCAAAAGTACCTACGCTTTTCTTTTCAGCAGATACCGATACCACGACAGTAATGATGAGGTCTGTATCGCATCTATCCGGCCATTCACAGGTAACTGTGGAGGCAAACCTTTCAGATAATAGCCAGTACTACAATGCACATTTGGATAAACTTTCACATATCAAGTGGGTCTTTGATTCATCTCCGAACATTGATGATTTAGAGTTGGAGATAAGAGCCTACGTTGAACTCTATGGACAGCCACCTGAGTTGATTGTCATTGATAACTTGATGAACATAACTGCTGAGACAGACAACGAGTGGGCTGGCCTTAGAGCAATTATGATGGAGCTACACGATATGGCACGCAAGACTGAGGCCTGTGTCTTAGTACTCCATCACGTATCAGAACAGTCAGAGTATGGCTCCCCTACAAACCCACCTCATCGCCGAGCAATTCACGGAAAGGTCAGTCAGTTACCTGCGCTGATACTTACAATGGGTTATGACCCATCACAAGGAATGCTCAAAGTTGCACCAGTTAAGAATCGCTTTGGCGCTCATACTGCAGACGGCAGTAAATACGCACAGCTACTGGTAAACTATGCAGCAGTACAGATATCAGATCAGAATGAGTTTGGCTGGATGTTACGCAAGGATACAATCGCAGGATACCAAGGAGGATACAATGTCTGAAGGACAGTTAACAAATAAGTACAGAGATAATCTCAAAACAGATGAACTACGTGCAGATGTTGATGCACTCAAGGTAGACCTGACCAACTTCGTTGGTGCTCTATTGCAATCTGGTATTGTCGAACTAGTCAAAGATGAGACTGGTGAAGTTGTCTATAAAATCAACAAGGTCGTACTGGTAGATGAGTCAGTACAACAAGACTAAAGGTTCTCAGTTTGAGACAGACGTAATGAAGTGGCTCCGTAAGGCGGGGGTTATTGCAGAGCGTCTGACTAAAGCTGGGGCAAAGGATGAGGGCGATATCGTTACTGTTATCGCAGGAGAAACTTACATCCTTGAACTCAAGAACAGGGCAACACTATCCTTGCCTGAGTTCTGGAGAGAAGCACAAGTTGAGGCGCTTAACTATGCTAAGGCTCGCGGTATCGGGGAAGTACCACTGTCATATGTAATAGTTAAGCGTCGCAACGCTTCAATAGATCAAGCCTGGGTCATTTCCGACCTAGCACAATGGTTAAAGGAGAAACAGTAATGCCAGTACCAGAAGGTGACATAACAACAACAGAGATACTAGTACCAGAAGTTGTACCAGAAGCAGAAGAGGTAGAAGATGATTTGCCCGAACTGCCTTAAAGGTGGAGAAGAGAACGGTCTTGCTCATTACAAGCGTTCAGCTCATTGGCACGACAAGTGTGATGCAAAGGGGTGTGTATGCCAGCACAAGACTGGTCCAGGGTACGTAAAGCGGGCAGATACAAAGGTGCCATTGATGCAAACTCAATCCCCATAGGAGCAATTGTTTCCCACTTCGGTGGTGAAGTAAGAGAAGGTAAAAGCGCATCAGTAAGATGTTGCTTACATAGCGACAGTCGCAGGTCTGCCGTTATCAATACCTATGACAACCTGTACTTCTGCCATACCTGCGGTAAGGGTGGCAATGCAGCTAACTTAGTGTGCATATTAGAGAACTTGGAGTTTAACGATGGCCTCAAACGTGCAGTCGAAATTGCTACTGGAAGCGGCGCAACAATACGCTCAGGCAATAAGTCCAGAGGCTCTAGCCGTACTAAACGCACGTGGGATCTGTGAACAAACTGCAGCACGCTTTCAGTTAGGAACTATTACTAACCCAATCAATGGCCACGAGATGTATACAGGGTGGCTTTCTATTCCATACATCACCGCATCTGGTGGTTGTGTTGGCTTTAAGTTTAGACGATTAGATGATCTTAAACCTAAGTATGGTTCACCTACTGGGCAGAAGGCACACCTGTATAACGTATGTGACATCACTCTTGACTCACCTTATATCGTTGTATGTGAAGGTGAGCTAGATACCATTGTTACTAGTACCTGGTGTTGCAGCCTGGAAGAATCACTTTCCAAAACTCTTTACTGGTTATGAGACTATCTATGTGGTGGGCGATAATGACGTCAAAGAGGATGGCTCTAACCCTGGAGCTGAGTTTGCAAAACGCGTTGCGAATGAGGTAATGAACTCACAGATTGTTACACTACCACCAGGTATGGACATCAATGATTACTACTTAGCCAACGGTGGTAGTGCTACAAAAAAGTTACTGATAGGGGAGTCCAATGTATGATGATGACAAAGCAAGAGTGGGACATAATGATACAGACTTTGCAGCATATGGGCTTTCAGATCTTGCAAGCACACTACGAAAGTCAGACCCTGTTGATAAGACCTCAGCCAGTACGCCGTTAGTAGACCACTTAGCTGTTGTTGGCTATCGTGCAATGGGTGTAAGTACTGAGGATTTAACTTCTTTTATTGAAGCCTTTGCTTCTTTGCGTGCAAACCGCGTTAAGGGTGTAGGACACGAGCAGTATGCAATAGCACAAGGTCAGAAGTTTGAGTCCTTTACTACCGCAGATACTATTAGAGAGTTGATTGAAGAGCTGGCAGATGCTAGTAATTACATAGACTTCCTTGCTATCAAACTACTCAACATCCAACACACTATAGATTTGGTGCTACCTGACTGTGACTGAACTACATCCAGTAATCTATGACCTAGTACCTAGCGTGGCTAGAACTATTCACCGCAGGTACAAGGCTCACGTTGAGTTCGATGACATCAAGCAGGAGTTAATGGCTTGGGCAATGACTCGCATAGCAGATCATACTGAAGATTTAATGGAACCTGTTGAGGAAAGACGCAAGCACAACGAGCAACGCATAGCCTGGCAGATGAGACGTGTAGCAGAACGCTATGCTCGCAAAGAGAAGGCCGCTAAGTCTGGCTATCAAACTAATGATGAAGCCTACTACGAGTCAGCTACTCTTGGTCAGTTGCTACCCTTTGTTATTGCATCAGTCATAGATGGCACAGTATTAGAGCAAGCACAAGAGATGATTAGAGATGGGCAACCTAAAGGTTCATCATCTCCAGCAGAAGGTGGCAACCTACTTGCTAACCTCATTGACATCAAGAAGGGCTTTCTGAAACTAGACCAAGAGGACCAGGCTGTCTTGCGTATGCGTCATCACGAGAGCTTCACCCTGCAACAGATAGCACAGGTACTAGAGTGTGCCATCTCTACCGCAGATCGTAGATGTGCTCAGGCTTTGCGTAGGTTGCAGGATAACTTGGGCGGTATCTCACCTTGGCAATGAACATTATCCACAACGAAGACTGTTTAGATACTATGAAACGTATGCCTGATAATTTCATAGACCTAACTATTACATCTCCACCATATGATGATCTGAGAATTTACAATGGTTACTCATTTGATTTTCAATCTGTTGCTTATGATTTATTCAGAGTGACCAAGCAAGGTGGTGTGGTGGTATGGATAGTAGGCGACTCCACTATTAAAGGCAGTGAGTCCGGTACATCATTTCGTC